ATATTACAAGAAAAAAAGTTGAAATAGTTACAGACTTTGCTCCTACTGAGGATATATCAACTAATAATAATATAATATCAGAAATTAAAGATGATTTTGTATTGTAATTAATAATAAACATTAATTAAAGGAGAGGAATGAAAGTTTCTCTCTTTTTTTATTTAACACTTTAGCTTATGATAAGTACAAAATCATTAATATCAGATTTAAATCAAATACCAAGAGAATGGCCATTTGAACATTATTTAAAACTTACAGAAAAATTAATAGGTCAAGATATTAAAATAAAATCTGTATTTAATGCTAATGATAAAAATCCTTCTTTATGTGTATATTTTACTACAGCAACTCAAAAATATAAATTTAAAGATTTTTCTACTGATATATCAGGTGATGGTGTATCATTAGTTCAAAATTTATTTAAATTAATAACAAGAGGTGAAGCTGCTCATAAATTAATAGAAGATTATAATCAATTTATGTTAACCAATACGGAAGATTATTCTTTACGTGAATTTAAAGTACATCAAAAATATAAAGTAGTTAATTTTGAAACTAGACCTTGGACAACAATAGACCAAAAGTTTTGGACTCAGTTTCATATTGGGTCAAAAGATTTAGAATTTTATTATGTTCGTCCTTTAGAACATTATACAATGCAAAAAGAAGATGATAATGAAACTAAAAGATTAAGAATTAGAGGATTTAATATTTATGGTTATTTTAGGAAAGATGGAACTCTTTATAAAATATATCAACCTTATGTAAAGGAAAATAAGTTTATTAAAGTCAAAGATTATATCCAAGGTAGTGATCAACTTACATTGAAAGTACCTTATCTTATAATACTAAGTTCATTAAAAGATATGATGGCTTTTGGTCATTTAAAATTTAAAAATGCAGAAACAATTGCTCCTGATAGTGAAAACACATTAATATCAGAAAGTTATATTAATTCCTATAAACTTAAGTATAAAGCTATATGTACATGTTATGATATGGATGAAGCAGGAATAAGAGCTATGCAAAAATATAAAGATAAGTATGATTTACCTTTTGTACAATTAAAAGGATTTTCTAAAGATTTATCAGATTCTATAAGAGATTTTGGAATAAATAAAGTTAGAGAAGTAATTCAACCATTATTAACTAATGTTTTAACACTTAAAATATAATATGAAACATAGATTTGTTATAGGTATAGATATAGGAAAAGCTGGGTCAGTATATATACAGGAAAAGGATAAAGAAGGTAATTATATTGGTCAAGGTTATAAAATGCCTATGATTAAAACAGAACTAGATTATTTAGCTTTATATCAATTACTTGAACCTTATGAAGCAAGTAATGGACTTGTGGTATTTGAAAGATTAGGAGTAATCTTTGGTTCATCTAAACAAGTAGCTTGGTCTATGGGTCATCAATCAGGTGCTGTAGAAATGGCTTGTGTAGCATTATCTATTCCTTTTATGAAAATACCAGCTAAAGAATGGCAAAAAGCTATGTTTGTAGGAGTAGATGAGATAACCAAAACAGCAAATAATTTAAGTAAAACAGGAAAACCATCAAGAGATACAAAAGCAATGGCTCTTGTAGCTTGTAAAAGATTATTTCCAAAATTAAAATTAACATTTGGAAATAGGGCAGAAAAACCTCATGATGGACTTATAGATGCAGTATTAATTAGCGAGTATGCAAAAAGATTATGAAAACTAAAATAAAAAAAATAGGACTTACTATACCTTATGATAGTGTATTTACAGATGTATTACTTAATTTAGGAGGTCAAGGATACTCTCATGTTATAATTCATTATTCTGGTGGTGGAGATGAAGGAGCAATTGATGAAATTAAATTAATTAAAAAAGATGGTGTTACTGAATATGACACTGAATGGAAATTAAATAATAAATATGAATCTGATAATCCTAATGATGAATTATTTGATATATTAACTAGAGAATCACTTAAACAACTTTTAAATGGTATTGATGATTGGTGGAATAATGATGGAGGTGGTGGAAAATTATTTATATGTACATATAATAGTTTATATTACTGTGACAGTTATACATATGAAACAATATCTAATCAAAAATCTTTAAAAGGTAGTTTTAGAGATTCATAAATTAATTAAAAATAATGGCACATCCAATGCAACATTGCAAATCCTCAGTTAAAAAATGGGGTGGTCAAGTGTCTGATTATCAGGCAATTCATGACTGGTTTGATGAAACTAAATCTTGGATAGGACACAGTAAGCACAGAATGTTTAGACATCATAGTGAAGGTATATTTGAATGTGAAAAAGTATTTGGTAACTCATTTATAAATTCAGATGGTAAAACTGTATACACTAGATATGTTGGAGAACAACATGTAAAAGAGGATTGTAATAATTATATCCCAAGTGCTAAAGAATGGGTGGATAATATAAATAAACCCACAGAATGGATGATTAAAACTTTAAAAATAGAAGACTAATGAGACAAATAACATTAAAAATTAATTTATTGGAATGGAAATTAATTCCAAAAAAATCAAAAGGAATACATGCTAGTTATGCATGGTTATGTTTAGAACTAAAACTTGATTATAAACCTTAAAACAGAAAACTGATGAAGATTATAGGAATAATATTATTAGTTATACTTGGTTTAACTATGTTAGCTGTCTTAACAATACTATTGTATATGTTTTGGTTTAAAGCTATACCAGATTTTTAGAAAATGATAAAAAATAAAATGGAAGACTAATGGAAAAAATTAAATTAACAGTAGAAACTTTTGATAATATTTTAGCAATGTTATCATCTCCAGACAAAGAAAATGTAGTTATGGGATTAAGTTGTATTGAAGAACTTGATATAACAACAGGTATTACTTATTTATTATTAATTAAAAAATTAGCAAATGTATCAAGTAAAATGTGGAAAGAATATGCTCCTCAAAAATCAGAATATTTAAAAAATATATCTTTTATTAATGAGGCACCTATGAGTTTTCAAAAAATACTAACATTAATACAGGAAAGAAAAGTTCCTATTTCTGATATTGAATTTTTTCTTAATAAATTTGCTTTATATATGACAGAATTAATTAGAAATGATTATTTAATTCTTGATTCTATTGAAATTAAATTAAAACTTAAATTAAATGACACAGAAATTAATAGATAGTTTGAGCAGAGCTTCAAAAAATCTTATGTTAAGAGAACCTTTTTATGGTTTATTTTTAATTATGTTAAATAAAACATGGAATAAAAAAATACCAACAGCTGGTGTAGGATTAAATGGAGTTAATTATGAATTAATTATTAATCCTGATTTTTGGAGTAGTCTTAATGAAAAACAACAACAAGGACTTCTTAAACATGAGATTTTACATATTGCTTTTTTTCATTTAACTGATTTTGATCATTTAACTGACCATGCTTTAGCTAACACAGCAGAAGATTGTGAAATAAATCAATATATTGATAAAGATTATTTACCACCAGGGGGAGTATTGCCGTCAAGTTTTCCAGAATTAAATTTAGAACTTAAAAAAGGTACTCAATATTATTATGATAAATTAAAACAAGGAGGATATAATTCTCCAACTTTACAAAATATTCTAGATGCTATAGGTAAAGGTGAATCTATGACTACAGATAGTAAAGGTAATCCTATTCAAGTTCCCGTACATGATTGGGAAAAATTTGATAAACTTGATGAAGCTACTAAAAAATTAATTAAATCTCAAGGTGAGCATATATTTAATGAAGTTGCTGACCAAATAAAGAAAAGTCATGGTAAAATTCCAGGTGAAATGAAAGATATTTTAGATAGAATAAATTTCATAGAACCACCTAAATTTAATTGGAGAGGATATTTAAGAAGATTTGTAGGTGGTTCTACAAAAACATTTAGTAAATCTTCTAAAAATAAACCAAATTTTAGATTTATAGATAATCCAGGAATAAAACATAAAGAAAAAAGAAGGATTCTTTTAGCTTTAGATACATCAGGTTCAGTATCAAAATTAGAGTTAGAAGAATTTCTTCAAGAAATGCATCATATTAAAAATACAGGTACTGAAATAACTATAGTACAAGCTGATACAGCTATTTCTCATATAGGAAAATTTGATTCTACAAAAGAATTTGTAATATATGGAAGAGGTGGTACATCATTTATTCCAGTTTGTGATTATTATGATCTCAATAAAAGAAAATATAACTGTCTTATTTACTTAACTGATGGTGAAGCACCTGCTCCAGATAAATGTAGAGGTCCTGTTTTATGGGTACATAGTTCCCAAAGTAATATTAATGAAGAATTAATCGGTCATAAAATTAAATTAGAAATATAATATGAAACATACAAAAATTAGCATGAATGCTGAAGAATTATTGAATTTACTTAGGTATATTCATGCAAATAATCAGTTATTAATTAAAAACAACTTTGCATGCCAAACTGTTAATATTGAAGGTGGTGCTGGTACTGGAAAAACAAGTAGTATATTGCAATTTGCAATAGAAAATGATTTAGAATTAGTAAGGAGGAATCTGGCTGAGTTTGAAGATGTTTCGGATTAACTAAAGTTATATTTGCTTATTTGAAAGATAATTAGTATCTTGTAGTTATAACTTAACTATGTAATATGAAAAATCTATTTAAAGAATTATCAACTAAAGAACTTAAAAATAAATGTGGAATCTATATTATAAAGTGTAAAAAACACTTATATGTAGGTAGTAGTAAGTCATTGTGGTCAAGATTGTATGAACATAGATATGATATGAAAAATAATATTCATACTAATTCTTACATACAAAATTGTTTTAATAAATATGGTGAATATGAAATATACTTTAAAATAGTAGAATTTTGTAACCCTCTTGATAGAATAAAGAGAGAAGTTTATTATATAAAAAAATTAAAATCAACAATGAATTTACAAGATCCTGAAACTAAAGAACTTAGTAAAGAATCTAGAAGTAAAATATCAAAATCTCTTAAAGAAAGTTATAAAACAGGTCAACATAAAAAACCAGATAAAAAACAGGTTGAAATGTATGATTTAGATGGTAACTTTAAAAAAAGATTTATTAATTGTGGAGAAGCTGCTCTAGAATTGAGAGTTTCTACACATCATATACAGATTACTGCTTCAAAATATTATGAAGGTAAAGTATGTGGAATAAATAGATTTAGATATATAGATTCTAAAGTACTACCAAAAAAGTTTACTCACGTTGATCCTAAAATTATTACAAGATATTTTGATTTATATATAATTGAACCTGATGGTACAGAAGTACCTATTAAAAAAGGTATTAAAAATATAAATCAAACTCTTGTAGAACAATTAACATTAGGTAAAAGAGAAATAGTGATAAGAGCAAAACCAACTAAGTCCGAATAAAAAAATTGGGTGAATTGTCTGGAAAAGCATAGAAATATGTCAATCAGCAGCCAAGCTTAGAGTTAAATACTCTTTGAAGGTTCAACGACTAGGAATGTGAAACTATGAAAATAGAATATAATCAATCCCACGAGCTCCCAACACTATAGTTTATAGTGATGATATAGTCTGAACTGCAAATATAAATAGACTAAATTGCAGAGTATAGGGATAAAGAGCCTTATAGATAACAAATGTTAGTGGGATATCCTTGTAAAATGCATAAAGTAGTTAAAGGTGATGTAATTAAATGGGTAACTGAATCAAGTATTTCTCAATATATTGGTCATGGTTACACCCCTACTGAAGAAATGAAAATGACTCATGCTGCTCCTGAATGGATTCAAGGTAAAACTAAGCCTTTTTTATTGCTTTTAGATGATTATAGTAGATCATCTGAAAAGTTTATGCAAGCTACAATGACTTTAGTTGAAAATCAATCTTATAATAATTGGAAATTACCAACGGGTAGTCTTATTCTTCTTACATCAAATCCAGATAATGGTTTATATTCAGTAACTACTTTAGATAAAGCTCAAAGCACTAGAGTATTAAATATTAATTATAAATTTGATATTGAAGTTTGGGCTAAATGGGCTGAAAAAGCAGGAATAGATAGTAGATGTATTAATTTTTTATTATTACATCCAGAACTTATTAAAGAAGATTCTGATATAAATGCGAGAACTGTAACTATGTTTTTTAATAGTTTAATGTCAATTTCTGATTTTTCTAATCAATTGCCTTTAATACAACAATTAGGTGAAGCTACAACTAATCCTGAATTGACTATTATGTTTAATTTATTTATTAATAATCGTTTAGATAAACTTATAACTCCAAAGAAAATATTATTTCATGATAATGAATTAGAAGTAATGAAAGAATTAAAAAGTTGTATTGGTTTTGGAAATAATTATAGAGCTGATATAGCAAGTATTCTTGTTACAAGGATTATTAATACAGCAATTATTTATGCTAATGATAATTCTATTGATAAAAAAGTTATTGATAGAATTATTGCAATTAATAATGAATCTGATTTATTAACTGATGATCTTAAATATGTA